TTTAACATTCGTAGAAAATGAATGTTTGAACATAATAGAACAACTAATTAAACTAAACAATTGAAAGGAGGATTTATGGCAAATTACAAGATAACAGTAGATGAAGCAGTAGCCTTATCTGACGGTGAACTTAACAAAGATGATGTTTATTGTCTAATTCGTGCTAATGAAGTTCCAGGTTGTATCTATATAAAAGATCAAGAAAAGGAAAGGGGGAAATATTTAATAATAAAACCACATTGGTTGAACTTTTTAGCAGGGAAAAGTTATAAAAAAATAAAAACATCTAATAGCACCGACCAAAGTTTATTAGATGTTTAGAAAAAAATATTCAAGTATTTAACTTTACTTGAATTATATATCAATTTTAAAAAAAATTCAAGGAGTGATAAAAAATGACAGTTAAAGAATTAAGAGAAGAAGCAAAAAGTTTAGGGTTAGTAGGATATTCTAAATTAAAAAAAGAAGAATTAATAGAGTTTATAGCAACTGCTAAAGCAGAAGTTATAGAAATGACTAAAGATGAATTTAAAGAATCTTTAGATACAAACAACGAAGTTTATGAATATGCAAACGAAGAAGATTGGCACACTTTAAGAGAAAAGAGAATTGGTGGAAGTGATGTAGGAGCAATACTGGGAGTTAATAAGTATAAAAGCATTATTGATGTCTATATAGACAAAACAGAAGGATCTAATTTTGAGGGCAATGAAGCTACATTTTGGGGACATATGCACGAATCAACAATAATGAAAGTATTTGCTCAAAAGCATAGAGAATTTAATGTATACCAAGCACCTTATTCTGTTGTAGATGACTTTCTCATAGCTAACTTAGATGGGGTGCTTAAAGATAGAAATACTGGAGATTATGGAGTTTTAGAAATAAAAACAACTAATACTTTTAACTACAAAGACTGGGAAGGAGATGTAATACCTCAGTATTATTATGCACAGGTGCAGCATTATTTAATGCTTACAGGTTATAAATTTGCATATATAGCAGTGTTAATTGGTGGAAACCATTACAAAGATTTTAAAATAGAAAGAAATGAGGAAGATATAAATTTAATTAAAAATAAAGCTACTGAATTTTATCAAGAAAATTTATTAAAAAAGATTCCACCAATGCCAGATGGAAGTGATGCATATATGAATCATCTAAAGAAAAAGGCACTGGAAATAGAAAATAATGAAATTATTGAATTGGTTGGCTTTGAAGATAAAGTAGAAATGTTAAAAAATGTTGCAAGAGAGAAAAAAGAATTAGAAAAAACGGAAAAACTTTTAAAAGAAGAAGTAATGTTAGAAATGATTAGAAAAAATACTTTAAAAGCAGTAGTTGGAAAATCTAAATTTAATATTTTAACTAAAAAATCATTAGACAAAAAGAAACTAGCAAAAGAACAGCCTCAGCTTCTGAAAGAATATGAGGAATATATAGAAAAATTTGAGGAACAAACAAAAAATTATTTAGAAGAAAGTAAATATATAATGCCATATTTAGGAAAATAAAAAGGAGAGTAGATAGAATGAGTACAACAGCAAAAAATAGTTTAACATCAAGTAATAAAACAACAGCAGTAACAGAAAAAAAAGGAAAAACAATAATTGATTTAGTTCAATCAAGTAAAAATCAATTCGCTAATGCTTTACCAAAGCATATAAACACTGATAGATTTGTGAGAATAGCTATAACTACAATTAGATTAAATCCAAAACTTGCAAAATGTAGTCAAGAAAGTTTGTTAGGTGCATTAATGGTATCTGCTCAACTTGGTTTAGAACCAGGAACTCTAGGACAATGTTATTTAATACCATTTGAAAATAAGAAAGCTGGTACTGTTGAGTGTCAGTTTCAAATAGGATATAAAGGATTGATTGAATTACTAAGAAGAAGTGGACAATTATCTGATATATACAGTTATACAGTATATGAAAATGATGACTTTAACATTGAATATGGATTATCAAGAACATTAACACATAAGCCAAATTTTGATGAAAGAGGAGAAATAAAAGGCTTTTATGCAGTAGCAATTCTAAAAGATGGAGCTAAGGCATTTGAATATATGACAAAAGATGAAGTTGTAAAACATGAAGAAAAATATAGAAAAGGATCTTATAAAAATGATGTATGGAATAAGAATTTTGAAGAAATGGCACAAAAAACAGTAGTTAAAAAGCTATTAAAATGGTTACCAGTATCAGTTGAATTTCTTGAAATGGCAAACAAGGATGAAAAATCATTTAAAGTTGCTGATGAAAAGACTGGAGAAACAGAAGAAATAATAGTATTAGAAGATGGAATGGTTGTGAATGGAGAAACTGGAGAAGTTATCCAAGATTCTACTGATGACAAAGATATGGATAAGGTTGTAGAGGGATTATTCCCAAACAATCAATAATTTAATTGAGCTGAGCTAAATTTTTAGCTCAGTTCTATCATAGATATAAGGAGTGTTATAAATGACTGATATAGATAAACAATATCAAGAAGATATAGAATTTTTAAAAAGTAATTATTCAAAAGAAATGCAAGAATATGAAAAAATAGGAAATAGAGATAACTTTAATAAGATTATTGATAGAGTAAAAAAAACAAATAAATATGAAATTGAATTAGATAGTTTTTATTCAGATGAAGACAAAATTTTAGGAATAACTCAACTTCATATTTACGATATAACTATGTATTTTAACTTTCATGATTTTTGTGGTTTTGATGCTAAAGCAGATATGGAAGATTATCTAAAAGGCAAAAAGTATAATCTTGAACTATGGCTTGGATACGACATTGCAGACTTTGAAACATTAGAAATTGCATATAAAGCTATGAAAGAAATTAAGAAGATAATTGATGATGTTATTGATGGAGGAAATAAAGATGAATGAATTACAAATTTTTAAAAACAAAAAGTTTGGAGAAATAAGAACAATTATAGATAAAAATAATAATGTTTGGTTCTGTTTAAAAGATGTCTGTGATATTTTAGGGATAGTGAATCCTAGTAATGTTAAGAAAAGAATAAAATCTAGCTACCTACACGAAATAGAGGTAGGCATAAATACTGGACTTGCAGTTCAAAATATAAAAATGACATTTATTAATGAACCAGGATTATATGATTGCATTTTTGCAAGTAATAAACCTGAAGCTTTGGAAATTAAAGATTGGGTATTTGAGGATATACTTCCAAGCATCAGGAAAACTGGAATGTATATAACAGACAATGTTTTTGATTTAATGATGAATAATCCTGAGAAAATTGGAGAAATGTTAATTGAATATGGAAAAACAAGAAAAGAAAATGAAAAATTAATATTAGAGAATAAAGAAAAAGATAAACAAATAACAGAACTAAAACCTGCTAAGGAATATGTAGATAAGATTTTATCTACTGAGGACACAATGACAATAACTCAGATAGCAGCAGATTATGGTTTATCTGGACTTAGATTAAATCAAATATTACATCAAGAAAGATTTATTAGAAATGTTGGGGGACAATGGCTTTTATATACAGAACATATGAATAAAGGCTATACAAGATCTGAAACAATAATAATTAAAAGAAAAGATGGAACAGATAAAGCTGTACCTGCAACTAAATGGACTCAAAAAGGACGGTTAAAAATTCACCAAATTTTGACAAAACTTGATGTCTTAGCAAATGTAGATAAAGAAAAGAAAAATTCTTAAAAAGGTGGTGGAAGGTGGGGAATTTGGAAGAAAAAGAACCTTATTTCCAAGTTCCTAAAAGCCTTTTTAGGAGCTGGAGAACAGGAGAAATAAATAGTACAACGTTTGCCATATATATGTTAATGCTAGATAGATATAAGATTTCTTATTTAAAAGAAAATAGAAACAAATTTACAGATGAGGGTGGAGAAATATTTTTTTATTATTCTTACAACTCTCTTGCTGATGATTTAAATATAACAAGAAGAAATGAAATAGCCAAGGCTATACAAGAATTAGAGAAAATTGGGTTAATAAAAAGTAAAAAAGTTTATGGAAAAGCTACTATGTATTACATAACCAGTAACCTAAACGATACTAGTACCAGTAACCTAAACGATACTAGTACCAGTAACCTAAACGATACTAGTACCAGTAACCTAAACGATACTCTAATAAGAATAAATACTAATAAGAATAATACTAATAAGAATAATACTAATAACTCAACAGAGTGCAGCAGTAGTTTTAGAAATGAAATTAAATTATTAATTGGGATGAGGAAAATAACAGTTGATAGAATTTTAAAATATTGCAATAGCATTGAAAGAATAAAAGAAGTTATTAGTTATGCTAATAAAACCAATAAGGGAGATGGATATATAATATCTGCCCTTAAAGAAAATTATAATTTAAAAGAACTCAACAGAGGCAAAGAGACCTTTGACTATAAACTCAACAGCAATGAAAATACGGCTGACCCCTGCAATGCAGGAAAAAAGGATTACAGTATGAGCATAACAGAAGCTCTAAAATTAAGTAGAAACAAAGAAAAATCTACTTCTAATAAACTCAACAGGAAAAAAGAATCGCCTGACCAGAATAGAGAAAAGGATTACAACTTAACAATAGATGATGTACTCAACGGAGGTGGAAAGAAGTGATTCATAAAATTGATGAACTTACAAATAACTTTAAAGAACCAACTACCGAACAAATTAACAACTACAAGACTTGGAAATGTGAAGAGTGTGGAGAAATAATACTTGAAACATTAGAAAATGGAAAAACTATAAGTCGTATTTGTAGCTGTAAGAAGCAAAAACAAGTACTTTACAGGATTGAGAAGTTTAAAAAACTTTCAATTACTGACAGGAATGCAGGTAATGACACTTTTAATAATGCTGTTTTAACTTGCGATTCAGAAAAAACGCTGTATAGCAAAATTAAAAAATATGTGCAAGGATATGATAAAGTCCTAAAAATTAATGATGGATTGTTATTTTTAGGAAAACCAGGGACTGGCAAAACATTCCTTGCGAACTGTATTTGCAATTATTTAACTAAGCATAATTACACTGTTTTAAGTTTTAATCTTGGAAGCTATCTAAGAACTTTGAAAGATGATTTTTCTCAAGAAACTACATTTTTAAAAGCAGTTGAAGATGTAGATATGTTGTTTTTAGATGACTTAGGAAGCGAAAAAGTATCAGATGAATGGGGAAAAGAAAAGATATTTACCATTATTGATACTAGATATAGAGCTAACAAACCAATTTTAATAACAACAAATTTAGATATAGTAGAGCTTAAAGATTTTTTAGATTTTAGAAAATCCAATAAAATATTAGATAGAATTAATCAAATGACAAAACAATTTAAATTTGACTGGAGTTCTAAAAGGAAACCAAATAAAAAAAGTTTTTGGGAGGAATAAAAATTAAAATAATCGTTTAGAGGCTACTTTTAAGAGTTCAAAAATCAAAAATGATAAATTCTACCATTGATGTATAAAAAATATTTTTTTAGGCTATATGGTAAAGCTAAAATTGATTTTAAAACTTATTTATAACCTCAAAAATGAGTTAGAAAAAATTAAGGAGAAAAAATATGGTATTTATAACTGGAAATACTCCAAGTTCCAAAAATAGTAAAAGAATAATAACAATTACTAATAAAAAAACTGGAAAGAAAACAACAAGATTGATAAATTCAGAAGTTACAGAAAAATATATTAAAAATTCAAAAGCGGATTGGATTTTAAATAAAAATAACTTTAAAAAAATGATAAAAGATAAGGAAAAGCCTTATAAAATCGAACTTTACTTCATTAGAGATAGTAAAAGAAGATTTGATTATATCAATGCTGCACAAATAATTTTTGATTTGATGCAAGAATATGGCTATATAGAAGATGATGATTCTACTAATATAATGCCAGTTTTTAGTGGGTTTGAAGTTGATAAGGCTAGAGCAGGAGTAGAGATCAGAGTTTTGTAGGAGGATTAAAAAATGAGTTTAGGAAAAAGAGTAAAAGAATATAGAGAAAAGAATAATATAGATCAAAAAGATTTCGCTGAGAAAATAGAAGTTACTCAACCTTATTTATCACACTTGGAAAATGGAAAGATAGAAGCTAGTGAGAGAGTTCAAAAAAGAATAATGAAAATTTTAGAAAACGAAACTCAAGAAATTGTTGAAACTTCTGAAGCTGATAATGTAAAATCTCCAAAACATTATATGCTTTGTGATTTAGGGATTGAAGTAAAAGATGTTATTTTTGAAGTTACAAAAGATATGAAAGGAAAAGAAGCTGTTTGTGTTGGAAATATCCTTAAATATGTTATGAGAGCTAGAAAGAAAAATGGAATAGAAGATTATAAGAAGGCTTATGAATATTTGGGTTATTTGTTAAAGGAGTAAATTATGCAAAAGATAAGAGTTACTCATAAAGATGGAGATATGCAAGGAATTACATTGATGTACTTAATTAATAAATACTTGAAAATTAATAGAGAACTTTGGGATAAAGAGGGTATGGTTCTAAATAGATATTACAAAGCTATTTTAATAAGAACTATAAAAGCTTCTGACAAGATTGTAGATAAGTTCAAAAAGAATATAAACTACAATGCAGAAAAAGAAATTTTGAAAGTCTTGAATGAGGTATTTGTAGCTTGCGAGCATAAAGAAACAGGAGATGATCTTGAATTGCTTAGAACAATGTTTCTGGTGATAATGATGTTTGGAACAATTAACTTTCATAAAAGAAATATGATAGGAGTAGTTCTGAAATCTATGATAACTGATGTAGTTAATACATTTGAAGATTTTAAAACTATGTGGATTAGAGAAATTGATGATAGTGTTGTAAGACTGGAGGAAGCTGGTGTATGCTGATGATAAAGAATTGTTTGATGCTTTAGTTTTAGCTATTATTTCGAGGAGGGATCCTATGAGAAAATTTAAAGGAATATATTTTTAT